TCTCCAATGTGTTAGCATAGACAGGAGAGTTTGAACACCCTCATCCCGCCTTGAATTTCGTCTCGAAAGACTCATCACCAGTGGCTTAAGGCCCACTCCACAAACTGTGGAGTGCCACCGGTGGCGATAATTTCAGGATTACGTAGCAGTTATCGACTGCATTCCCACGTCCCGTGGTCCGGGATAGCGCGCCACGGCCGCCAGGGGTTGAACAACCCGGCGGCCGGCCCGCAGAACTACTGATGCGTAGTGGTGCCAACCACTTGTGGAAGGCTCAATTGGCGAAGCATGGCTGCGAACTGCCCACTAGGGTCAGGGGCAGAAGCAGCAGCAGGAGTCGTCAAGGCTGCACTAAGCGCAGTCATTTGTGTGTGGAGACTGATAAGGCTTTTGTTCATGCCCTCAATCTGTGTTTCATACTCTTGGAGAGTCTTCTTCTTGGCCAGTGATACCCCAGCAGGGTAGGACACAAAAGAGACTTGAGCGTTTGTGACAGTCGTTGCTGTAATGGTGTAAGACAGGTAACCAGCAGCTTGGGTGTTGGTCTGAGCATTGACGGTGAAAAAGTCAACGGAGAAGGCAACCGTGCCACCCGCATTGACTATGCCCTGAGCATACGTAGAAACGTAATTCACAGCATCAGTGTCAGTGGAGGGAGATGCTAGCCCTGTGCCGGCAACCTCGAACACTACGAGGTATGTGCCGGCTGGGAGTGCATAAAAGTACTGGTAGGTCCCATCAGAACCTAGAATACCCAGCATATTACCCTCAGTTTGCAGATTGGGCCATGAGTTGTCAGGATCAGCAGACGAACCCATGATATTGGCACCATTCTGACCTGTAGTGCCGTCAGCCTCAAGGAACGCAAAGCGCCCACCGTCGATATTGTCCTCAATCTGAGGTTGAACAAGATCATACTCCCACACCACGTAGAGCGTGCCAATTGACGGCACACCACCGGAGGCAGAGAGATCAGTGGCTGCGAGGATGCGCCAAGTGCCAGGACTAGTCAGACGAGCATCTGAACCAGCGGCATCGACATAATAGTCTTGGGTGCGAGGATCTGCAGTGTAACCTGCACAATTCATCCCCCACACCTGACTAACATCCGCACCTTGTGTTGCACTTGCAACTTGAATAGCAGTGCGACCACGATGGGTCCACAAATCGTCCGGATCAGGGTCCACGAACGAAATGATTTGCCCAGCTTGGGTAGCCGCACATGACGGCTCAACGATACATGCCACCTGGATCAGGTGGTAGCGCTCATACAGCGACATCTGACGCTGTAAGGTTGTCCCAGCCCAAGCAGCAGAGGCAGGGTTGAGATCAACCTCATTGATAAGATCACCAGCAGCGAAACCAGCTGTGATGTCAAGAGTTCCGAGGTAATCCATACCTCGAACTCGTATGCTATTGACACGACCATCTGGTCCGTTCTTGGGTCTCATAGAGTATGTTCCAACACACAATGAACATGAGTTGGCTTGTGCTAGCGGTGGGCCAGCGGGAGCCGCCGATTGCGCAGCACCTCTGGAGGCAGCAAGCCTCGCAGAAGGAGCATGCTGCGCCAACAGCATTGGTCCCAAAACAGGTGCTAGATCAGCAGCCATTTTTGCAGCACCAGCGAGCAAACCCCACCAGCCGTTTCCTTTCTTCGCTTTCTTTTTCGCGATAGAACCGACGGTTTTGGCCATGCCTTGTGCGGCATATGACCCAGGGGAATTAAAAAGTAGATCTTTGCGAGCCGCTTTCTTAGCGGCACTCCGGAGCTCTTTCGCCTCCGAAGATTTGGATTTAGAATTGGACATTGTTGTTAAAACGTGTGTACTGGATCCCCGCACGTCAAACGGGGACTGTTCATCAAGTCGAACCAGTTGCATGGCTCGCCCGTGCAGTCTCTTGGCAAGTTCCGGTGTTGGGCAAACGGCGCCAGCCTGATTTTCGTCATGCTATCCTACCACTTGAAGGTTGTAACGGCAATGTTGCAAGCAGAAGCGGCATTGTCATCTCCAGTGTTAAAAAACTGGTAACAGACGCAAACTTCTTGGGCAGCATCCTCTGCCTGCAACATCACAATTAACACAGCATCATGGCACGGAAATGGGGAGCAACCCCCTCAGAAAATCACAACTCGCCTGTCCTCCAACCACCTTAGCTAGGCACTTTACGCACGGTGGCAACCTATTTGGGCGATTTAATCGACTCAACCCAGTAATCTTCACCACAATTGCACACTGTCAACACCAATAAGGTATCCCGGGTCTAGCGCAGAGTAGGGAAAGGTATGGACTTTAGGACCGAGACTCCATTGTTCAAGTCTCGACTCCCACAGCAGCTGATGAGCAGGCTGCACTCCAAACGCCTTCCAAAACGACACTCTGGCTGACTCGGTAGGCAAACCGAATCGACGTCTCATACCACGCGAGTTCCATGCCATTCCAGACTCAAGCTCCGGAAACCTTCCCGGAGTTGCTCCCCTCGACTCTTGCAACAATGTCGAGTAGAAAGAGTTCCAAACTGGAATGGCACCAGCCACAGCCTCACCACAGAGAGCCACAGCGGACATATACGAATGTACCGTGTGAATGGTCTGCCCCTGTAGTGGAAGAGTAGTGCAGCAGTCTTTTGCGAGGGAGTCTCTAGGATCGCGAACCATCGTCCAGCGAAAACCATCAAACACAGGACGTGTCTGACAAAACTCACACTCTTCAAGACATTGAGCGACCTCACCGATCTTCATCGTGAAGCCAAACTCAAGAAACCAACCCGGAAGACGGGCCAGTATCTGCTCAACATGCTCTTCTTCCACAATAAGAACCGAATCGTCTCCATCATCGTAAAACTCAAAATCGACGCCTAACTCTTCCAAGAACAAGTAGAAGAGACTAGTCATAATCAACACATTGCCAAGGGCTGTGTTCATGTCGCCAGAACAACGACCGCCACGTTTCGTAAAACACACCTTACCATCAAGGGTGCGACCAAAAAATCGTGTCACAAGCTGCTGCTCTAGCAACTCGGCCAATTGAAGGTCAGAAAAAATGGCGTTGTACACAGAATGTTCAAATTCCAAGGCACGGTCAGAAACATGCTGGTCAAAGCGTTTAGCGTCGAAAAGGAGTCCTCGCGGACGGGAGAAACGGCTCCACTTCTCGTGGAGGATGCGTCCTCGAGTTGCGAAGTTATGGCCTTTCGCAACAGTGAACGGGTGTCGATGGGCACCCGGCAGCGCAAAGAACATTTGATCTAGCGCGTGGTAGACAGCGTGTTCAAGTGGACGAAGGAACACGCCAACTGCTAAGTTATATCTAGGGGATCGCGGACTCACAATTCTCATAGCAGGATCATTCTTAATTGTGAAGTTCGTCTTCTCACACTTCCCGAACCCAGATATGAAGGAATCTGAGAACTTCACCGGCTCGCGAGACAAAGAGTCCATAGCTCTACGGTAGACGCGTCGTTTATGAGGCCGACTTGTCGCCACGAATTCTTCGGGCGTAATCGGATTGATAATTCCAACGCGTTCGGCTACCTGAGCACCGACTCTTTGCTGCAAAAGCAGCCAGCGAATTCGAGAAGCAACGGGGGGTGGCGCAAAGCCAGTGGGACTTTCAACAAAAAACACTCTTTCAAGAACCCCTCGAACTAAATTATCTCGACAGTTGTCATGAACGGCGTAGGAAACCCCCGGTGAACAACTTAACCGGTACAGCTTCCTAGACTTGGCTTCCCCTGTGGACTCAGTGACCACCAGGTTGTCCGGCCACATGGCTCGCGGAACACGAGTCACTGACCGAACACCCCGGAGACACACAAGGGAGACCTAGTCCGTATTCGCAGGCGCTGGCGCGCTCCGATACTCGGCGATGGCTGCTCGAACCACGTGATGATCCAACATATCACGGGCCTCAAGTTCTGCACGCAAAGGAAGGAACGCAAGTTGAACAATCCGGTCCGCCATCACAGCAATGTGGGCGTCCCGAACTTTGTTCTTGCGAAGTTCCTTCTGAAGACCTAACTTCACGGCAGCAACTTGCGCACTAGAACGAGTGCGCGGATTGCAGTCAAATGTCGCCTTACACCAGAGCGCCCAACGTCGTTGAAACGCGCTTAGCGAACGATAAGGCAATGCTTGATCAGGCAAAGCATTCTCGTCTCGCTCTTTCTCCACGTCAATATTATCCTCCTCGTGGAGAGCATCTTCCAGTGTTTGACCCTGGTAGGATTGGAGGTTTAGTAGTCGATCTGTTTCCGGGACTCGATGAAGAGCGTCAGCAGCACGGTTGCGGCGAAAGCACTTCAGGCAGGTGTATATCATCAGGAAAATGGGGAGAAGCAGGACACTCAAAACAGTGAGAAAATAGACCATACGCGCAACACGCATACTCACGTATGGGGCGCAGACAGTGCGATAAACTCCACTTCTCAAGTAAATTCCTACTTCATCACCTCCATTCCACCGACGAGAACCATCCGCCTGGTAACAATCGTCAAGCATGAAAGCAAGCTGAAACAACGCTTTAGGAACGCGCAGCAAGCAATGCACGGCATACTCAAAGTCACCCTTCTCCATCAATACTCTCGAAAACATAGTCAAGACGACCACAGCCGCTAAAAATGTCCAGGTTGCGAGCCAGAACACTACAGCGGTAAGATAGCTGAAACTAACAGCTAAAGTCAAAAGAAACTCTATCATAAAAATAAAAAGTTTTGACCGGCTCGTCAATAGCCATAACGAAATTAAACAGGCGAAGGAGTTAGACGGGTATCAAACCGCCCGAGCTTCGAAAACATCGCCAGGGAGGGTGAGCAGTGTGTGATTAACACTAATAGCACGTTGCATGCGAAAGGTCAACTTTTTCGACCAATCAATTCAATCCCAAATGCCGGCTGCGTTGCGCAAACACTTAGCTTGCGGCAAGCCGGACCGCTTCGTGTGGAACGAGCCTGCATAAGGTTGAGTTGAAGACGAAGAAAATGATCTTCGGTTGCAATCGATGTTATCGTTCATAAATTAAAATCTAGAACACCGCCCTCCGAACCCAACAAAGTACGCGTAAACGTAAA